TTACGTTTGAAGTTTGTTTTCTTTAATACTTTTAACATGTTGGATGTGTTTATTTTTAGTTTTACGGTTAGAAGGTAGTTTATATGCAGTTATTCCTTCGATAATAGTAGAGACTTCTTTTTCAGTAAGGATTTTTTCAGTCTTGCTTTTTATGTATTTAGTATAACCTTTTAAGAATACGTTTTCAGGTATATTTGTTTTAAGTTCACAATCTCCGATAAACATAATAACAGAATGAAATTTTCCTTCTGGTATTTTAAGAATTTCTGAGATCGTCTTGATATGTTGATAATTTTGCCTTAAAGGATTTTGGAATGAATATTTTTTGCTGAAGAATACCTGAGTCCATTTAGTGTCTTTTTCGCTTCCATAGATCCAGCCATTCATGTTTTTTGTTTCGATGACAAAGATACCGTAAACAGAGATGATTATGTGGTCAATTTGTGTGGTTCCGCCGCCAGACTTGGGTAGAATAATGTTGTTAAATATATGGTAGGTATTTTTATCGAGATACCACCATTGCATAAGTTTAATAGTTAACTCACCGTCCCAGCCTTTATACCAGCTTTTAAAACTTTTTAGCAAAGACATTTTTCATAACCCTCCTTATAGCATTTCAAGCAGAGAACGTTATGCCGGTTTTGTTTTTTTTAAATTAACTTCATGGTGTTTTGTTTTTTTAAGGGAATCTTTCCAAACATCGCGTTTGATGAAATCGAGGAAATTTTTAGTAGTGGTTATTTTTGAATTGTCGTTGTTTCTGAGGATATCAATAAGTTTATCGACATATTTTTGTTCTTCAGGGGAATAGATTTTTTTCTCATCATAATTGCCTGTAAGAAGTTCTTCCATAGTCACGCCAAGTACTTTGGCCACTTCGTAAGCCTCATTAAGTTTAGGTATACAACCCTTCAAAATGCTGTTAATAATGCCTGTTTTTATTCCTTTAGCTCTTAATGAATAAGGTTTTCCAAATTTTTTTGTTAGTTCTAGGAAGTTGTCTTTTAGTGATTTATGCATATATGTTAATAAACTTATAAATTATTTATTTGACATATTAATAAACTTACGTATAATCCTTTTTAAATTAAAAGAGGCTATAGTGAACCTTTTTTAAAAAGCGGGGAAGGGTGTCTCTTGGCGGAGGCTCACCCTTCCCAACATTAATTAGCACACCTTTGTGGGGTGCGTATGCATAATACTAATAAAATTGGTGAAAATGTCAACCGAAAAAAGCTATTGAGGGTGTTGTTTATCCTGAATAGTTTTTTTCCATTCAGGTTCCACAGTAAGCTCGACGGGATCGTGAGAGTCTTTATCATGATGCTGTCGGGCTTTTTTTGTTCTTACAAAGCGGAAATAATGATTACCGGTATTTTTGGTAATGATTATTGTAGCGCTATTAAATGTTTGTGTGTGTTGATGTATCAGGTTTTTGATAGTTCAACACAAGTTGAAGTATTGGAAACTTGATGCTTCGACACATAATGAAATTTTACCGATTAAGGGGTAGCTAATGCCATTACTAGAGTCATTGCCTGGTGTTGATAGTGTTGATCGTAGTATGTGTGTTCAGTGTGGTAATAATGATGTGTGCAGTCTGTATGAGAGTTATACGGCATCGATGAGGGTTAATTGTGAGCATCGTACAGAAAAGGCAATAGTATATTATCCTGAACAACAAGCGTTGAATGGGGGGGTAGATTTTAAAGAAGATGAAGAAGGTGGTTTTAATGAATTTTCGATGGCTGTTTTGTCATGTGGTAGTAGGTGGATAAATGCAGAGTGTGAAGGAAATTCGGGTCATAGGTTTTTTATTGAGCTGCATTGTGGCAAAGAGTATTGCCCGAAATGTGGTTTAAAAGGTAGTAAGGTGCACAATAAGCGCGTTAAAAAAGCCATGCTTCGGTTAAACCATATTGAGAGATTTTCTACGTTAACGATAACGGTTCCAAAGGAATATTCTGAAATGTTTTTGGAACGTAGTAAGTTGGATAGTTTTTATAAGGCCGGTATAAGAGTGGCAAAAGAAATTGGTGAGGGTGGATTTGCAAGGATCCATTTTTTTGGAGATAAAAAAGAGACCTGGCTTGAGCTTCACCCTCATTTAAATCTTTTGATAGTTGATGGTGGTTATTTGGAATACGAGAAACTTGAGGATATAAAAAGGTCTGTGGGTAGGTCTTTCCGGGCGATAATAGGTAAGGATGTACCGGTTAATTTACATTATAAATTTTACAGAAAAGAGGGTGATGTTTGGCTTGATAGTAGGGGTAATAAGTGTAAGGGGAATATTCTTCGGCATAAGGTGAAGTATATAACAAGGGCGACTGTGGGTTACGAGAGAATAAAAGGGTTAGAGTATGGTTTAAAGGAAAGTTTGATTGAATTGTTGGAAGGTGATAAGGAAAGTCATAAAAGGATACTTTTAATGAGGTGGTTTGGGAGTATGAGTAATAATAAATACAAAAAAACAATAACAGAAAAGTTAGGCGTTGGGGCGTTGGATGGTGAAAGTGACAAGATGTTATGTCCGTGTTGTAATGAAGAGATGACTTTTAAGTTGGTTGATAGTTTTTTGGTGCCTCCAAAAGAACAAATGGAAGAAGTTTTTCCGGGTGTGTATAGAGTGCGAAAAGATACGAAAATGGTAGGTGAGGACTTTAAATCGGTTAAAGAAGGGGTGTCTAATGTGGGTATTAAGGGTAATTTTTTTAATGGTGGGTTTTAGTGTTATGTTAAGTGTGATTGGTTGTAAGGGGGTGCAGAAAAGAGAGGATTTAGGATTTGGAGATTTGGTAAATGCGCCTTTTGAAAGCGTGAGTGAGGTGGGTTTCAATGGAAGTGTTTCTGTTAATGATATCGTAGGTGGTTCAGATTCGAAAGATGTTGAGATTGGTAGGGGTGTAGAGATTGATGTTCAGGTTGATGGGCAATTTGAATTATTTGATGTAGTAAAGATGCTTTTGATTCAGTTTGGTTATTCGTTGACGTGTGCTTCAGAGGGTAAGGTTATGGTGTCTGTAGTTGGTAGTTATACAGAGGATGAAATAGTAACGATAGCAAAGGGAATTTGTGAAACTCTTGGGTACTCGTTGGTTATTGATGGCCGGATATGTACGATTGTGAGAGTTGATAAATCGAGGTCAGTGCCTGATTATGTAATGGCATTTAAAACGAAGTATGTTCTTTTAAATAAAGATTTATTGGGTGATATTCAATCAACGGGAGATTTAAAGGTTTTGGTATTTAAAGATATTGTTGTTGTTTATGGCTTGAAACAGCAGGTGTTGCGGATTGTTGAGTCATTAAAATTAATGGACATAGATTATTTGCGTGGTTGTTTTGTGAAGTTTGTGAGCTGCTTTGATGCGGAAAAGGTTATTTCTTTGATTTCGGGTATGTATGAGCTGGAAGGGGTGAAGGTTATAAAGGTTTCTGTTGATTTGGTTGTAGTGGTTACTCGTTCTTCTGATTATATGACGTACATATCGCGGATGATAAAGAGTCTGTCTTCTTATTCTACTATGTCTGAGGTTTATGTTTATAAGGCTAGGTATCGCGATGTTGATGAAATTAAGAGTTATATAGATACGATTGAGAAGGTAGATATGAAAGTTGATAAGGAATTGTCAGCTTTGTTTTTTAAATGTTCATATGATCGTTTTGTGGTTTTGAAAAAGTATTTAGTTTCTTTTGATGTATTGAGTAAACAAGTATTGATGCGGTTGTATATGGTTGATGTGAGAGGTACCAGGGATTCTGGTTTTGGATTGGATTGGTGGGTGGATGCAGGTTCTTTTAGTTTAGATAAAACAAGTTTTGGGTCTTTGATGTCAAGCGGGATTAGCGGGGTGTATAAAGTGGGGAATGTAAAGGCTTTTTTTAAGATGCTTGAAAAGGTGTTGGATGCAAGAGTGATAAATAAGCCGAGTGTATTTGTGAAATCTGGTCAGGAAGCGGAAATTAAATTTACTCGTAGTGTGCCTGTATTGACTTCTAAGGGGTCAGGTCAGTCTGTAGGGGTTGGTACAGGGATTATCCAGAACATTGAATATAAGGACGTTGGGGTAATCTTTAGAATTACTCCAGTGTGTGTTGGTAGTAATATCCTTATAGAGGTCTATGTTGAAAATTCGTTATTACAGAAGGATACAGGGGTTGAGAATAATCCTTTATTTCTCAAAGATTCGGTAAGAACTAATTTTACTGTGCGCGATGGTTCTTTTTGTGTTTTAGGAGGGATTAGGTATGACAATAATGAGGTTTCGGTAGATGGTGTGCCGTTTTTGAGTAGGATAAAATATTTAGGGTATTTATTTGGAGGGTTTAAAAGGTCTAATGAAAAAAGAGAAATGTTAGTGTGTTTGTATCCGAAAGTAGTAAGGGATGAATATGAGTTTGATCGGTTGAGTGAAAGTTTATTAGAGGGTATGAGATTTAATCAAAATTAGGGGGTGCAAAATGGCAAAGGAAATTAAGGGTGTTGTTTTGAAGGGTAAGTATCTCGGCTTTTATGAGATATCGGGTAAAGACGGGAAGAAGTATTTGTATGCACAGGTTCTTCAGGGTGATGGTGGTAGGTCGTCTATTGTTGATGTTAGGGTTAGGAATATTACCGTTTTGGAGGTTTATGAAGAAGGTTCTGAAATAGAGTTAAAGGTTAATATTCAGGAGTTGTTAACGAAGGACGGAAAGCCGTTTATTGTTGTGGATGCTGCTTAAGGGGGTGTGCTGTGGAGTTAGGTGAGACAATAGTTTTTTTAGTGCCTCAGATAATGCCGGACACGGTGGAGGGTTATCAGTATTTCAATTATTTTTTTGGAATACCGATGGCTTTTGCCGTGATAATAATTCCTTTAATGGTTCTGATCATGTTGGTGAACAGGTCTTGAAATGGAAGCAGTAGATTATAATTTTTTAATGGCATTGTCGGGGTTGTTGTGCGGAATAATGTTTTGTATGGCTATGATTTTAGCATTTAAATGAGAGGGGGTGATTACATTGTATAAGTGGTTTTGTCGGGGCGTGGTGTTTTATTTCTTGCCGTTGGTGTTAGGGTTTTTTGTTTGTGCTTCTTTGGCTCGGGCTTACGATATAAACGTTGATTTGACGACTCCGCAAGGGGCTTGTACTGCTAGTTATGTATTTAGTGGTTATGAGCCGGATAAGGCTATTGATAACGATTCTTTGACGTATTGGCTTGCGGCTTATGATGCTTTTGGTTGGTGGAAGTATGATTTTGGGACTGATAATGGAAATCCAATTGAATGTCCAATTGATAAAGTTGTTATCACAAAAGGGACTGGTGGTTCAGATGGAACGTTTGAAGTTTTGGGGTCAAATGATGATGTTTCTTATGATAGCTTGTTTAGTGGGACTATAGTAGCAACAAGTGAATTGGAAACTTTTACGTTTGTGAATAGTGTGAGTTATAGGTTTGTAAAATTGGTTATGTTTGTATCTTCAGGTTCGAGGGATATAAAGGAAATTGAGTTAATGGTAACAACTTTGTCGCCTACACCAACGCCCACGCCTGTGGCGAGTGTGATTTTTGGTAAGGTTGCTGACTTTTATCGGACTCCGTTGGAAGGTGTAGAGGTGATGGTTAATAAGGGTACTGAAACTGTGGGTGTGGTTGAATCTGATATGGATGGCTATTTTGTTGTTAGAAGCAGTGGGGTAGAGGAGTCGGATATTTTGGATTTTTCTTTTGTAAAGCCGAAATTTATTACGGTTAATACGTCTGTTATTGTTGGTGCTGTTTCAGTGGTTGAATGTCCTGATATGTTTTTACAGCGGGGAACAGGGACAGAGTATGCTTTAACTGTAATTGTAATGTCTGATGGTGAATTGGTTCCTGGTGCAAAGGTTCGTTTTAAAAGGGCTGGTTTTTATCCTTTTGTTTCTTATACGAATGGGTCTGGTACTTGTATTATTAATAGATTAAGGGATAAGCTTTATGGTTATGTGGTTACGTGTGATGGTTTTGTTAAGTTGAGGGGTACGAAGCAAGTGACCGTTAGTGAGGATTTGCCTTTGGAGTTGGTGGCAGAGTAGTTGTTTTAAAGGTTTTTTTTCGTGTGGTTGTTATTTTGTAGTTTTTTTTAATTTGGTGAGAGGGGGTGATTATAGTGTTTAGGCTGATTAAAAATGTTTGGGGAAGGGTAGGGGTTATTGTTAGTACAGGCGTTTTAGCTGTTGCTGTGGTGGTTGGCTATATGCAAGTGGCTAGTGCTGCAATTGATTTAACGGATTTTTCTCTTTCTCTAACTACCATTGAGATCTTAGTTCCGATTCTTCTTACTGGCGGGGCTGCTATGTGGGTAGTTCGTAAACTAATTAAGTCTACGAATAGGTCTTAGGTGCTTGGGTAAGGGACGTGGGTTTTGCTTGCGTCCCTTACTGTTTTGAAGGGGTCTGTTTATGTTGGTATTCGCTGAAGTTTTGGTAGATGTGCCTACAGTTATTGAGATTAATACATTAACTTTGGTTATGGTTTGTGTTGCATTTGTGATGTTGTGTTCGTTAATTTGGGTTGCGCGTAAGTCTATAAAAACAATAAATAGGTCTTGATTATGAAACAGGTTTTGTTTTGTGTTGGTGTTATATTAATTACAACTAAAGCGTATGCTGTAAGTAATAGGGATTTTAATAATACGTTTAATGATATGGTCTCTATGGTTGCTCAGTTGAATACGTGTTCGTATGGGTATTTGAGTTGTGTTGGTCAAACTTGTTCGGACAAGTTGCCGTTTGGATTAAGGATACAGGGCTGTCCTAGTGCTGGCTTGGTAACGCTTGATGTTAGTTATCATGTTGGTGAAACTAAGTATTATTTTATAGTTACGTGTGGTAATGCTTATTCAAATGGATTGGCCAGGGACGCCTTTATATATGCTGACAATGTGTTAATTTCGAGGCATTATGTGTCACCTAGTCAATATGCGAATAATTTTTCTGTTGATCCTGTATTTTCGTATTTAGGTAGTTTACCTGATGTAAATAATTTACCTTATGATTTGCCGCCTGCTGATGAATTCCCGGGTAATAGTATGTTGGTTAATGTCGAGACGTGTGGGGGTGTAGAAAATGGTTATAAGGCAGTATGGGTTGATTTGTGTGATGGTAGGGTTTTTTATACTGCTAAAGGAATATGTGATAATGGGGTGTATGGTTGTTATAATAGTCCTGATTTTTCTTCCTGTTTTTCGCCGACTCCGACTTTGACTCCCGAGCCATCGCCCACGCCTACGCCGACGGAATCACCTACGCCGACGGGTACGTCAACACCAATTTTAACACCTACGCCTTTTCCTTTGCCTACTGATCCGCCTCCAATATCTCAGGTTGGTACCATAACTGGAACGCTTGATTTAAACAACGGTAATATAAATGTTACGGTTAAAATGCCTGATCAAGAGCAGTTATCTCCTTATTTTAAAAGTGGACAAGCTGAAGAAAATAAAATTAATGAGATAGATGATGAAGTGGTATCTGATGAAGTTCCTGATGTTGGTCAAACTACTGAGTTGGAATACACTTGGCTTGATGATTTGCTTGGTGTTTTGTCTAATCATACGATTTTGAGTGTTATTAATGGTTCTCATATTGTGTCGTCAGGTGAGTTGTGTGAAATATCTTATGTTATTTGGGGTAAGACTATCACTTTTTCTTTTTGTGATTGGGAGTATTGGTTTGATTATTTAGGTTATTTTGTTTTTGCTTTTTCTTTGTATTATGCAGTTGTTATTGTCTTTTTAAAGGGGTCTTGATGTGGGTATTCTTCTGAAAATATTTCAATTGCTTGGGGCTAAGTTCACTAAAGATTTTGTTATTTTTTTGGCTTTGAAGGTGTTTTTGACGTCTTTGGTTTTGATATCTCTGCCTATTGCATTGACTTATTATGGTTCTACTTTTTTGACTGGTATTTATGACAGAGTTACTGATTATGCGTCTACTCAGTTGGGAAGTAGTTCTCTTGAAAGTGTTGTTTTGAATGTATCCGGTTTAACTGCTTTTTTGGTTAATCATTTGAAATTGGTTGATGCGTTTAATGTTATTATTACTGCGATTGGTCTTAGAGTCCTTTTGAATCTTATTCCTTTTTCAAAGGTTTAGTATGATAACTTTAATTGAAGGTCGTATAGGCTCTGGTAAGTCATATTTTGCAGTGAGAGATATCCTTTATCAGTATTTTACATTTGATTTAGATAAGGTTCAATGGATACCTCGAAGTGATATTGATGTTGAAATTTATTCAAATGTAGATGGTTTTTGGGTGGTTAAGAGTTTAGACGAAGAAATTAAAAAGGCCGGTGGGTTAGAGATTTTTTTTTCTGAGTCTTATCAAAAGAAATTTACCAAGTTAAAGCGTCATGTTTATGTAATTGATGAGGCCCAGAAGTCTACTTTGTTTCATAAAAAGTTTTATAATGCTGAAGTCTTTTATGTTTTTGAGTTTTCGCGACATTTAGGAATTGATTTTTTTTTGATTACTCAGGATTTGTGGAAGCTTTCTCCTGGTTTAGTTAATCTGCCTGAAATACATATAAAAGTACAGAGACGTTCTCTTGCTGTGTTTAGGAATTCTTTCACATATATGTATATGAGTGATAGAGATGTTTTAAAAAAGATGTCTCTTAAGAAGGATCCTAGAGTGTTTGCTGCTTATCGTTCTCAGCGGGTTGCTGTTCGTGATACTTTAAAAAGTTTTTCGCGTCGTTATATATTAATTTTTGGTTTATTGTTTTGTTCTGTTGCGGGTGGTTTTTATATGTTTACAAAATCTTTTTTTTGGACGATGGAGCGTTCTTCTAAGAATAAGAAGGTTGTTAACCATGTAGAGAAAGTTGAAAAAAAGATGTTAGCTGTGGTTGGTGATTATGTTTTTTATAATGTAGGTGGTAAAGTTTTAAAAGAGAAAAAGTAGAATTGCTGTTTGTGCAGTCGAGGGATAAGAGACGGCACAAACAGCAGTAAGTGAAAGATATCGCTTTTTTTGTATACTAGATATTGTAAAACACAATATGTTGTATTTTACTTAGTGTAAAGGGGGTGTAAGATGGGGTTGACGAGTTTAGACGTGGTAAAAGTTTATTGTGATTTTTCAGTTGTGTATATTCAGGAAAAACTTGAAGAGTATGGTTATAAGGTAAAGCTGAGTATGGTTGCAAATATGTTACAGATTGTTTATTTGGAAGTAGAGTTGGAATGGGAAAAGACTGAAGAGGGTTTGAGTCAAAGTGTTGATGGAGGGCTTCTAGGGGTCTCTGGGGGTTTTTTACATGCCTGATGCCGTTTCCATATAGAACGGCATAATATAAAGCGTAGGGGTGCTTCTTGGGTTGATGTGGGGGTTGAGTAGTGAGAAGGTATAGAGCTATTTTAGGTTATATAATTTACAAAATTATCCTCTCTATTATAAAGGTGTTTATGAGATGGTTGAAATAGCAAATGAAATGGACTTGACAAATCCTGAGTTAATATTGTATTTTCTCCAGTGTGAAAGTGAGGAGAGAATGCAAGGAACGATAAGGGCAAAGGGCCATTGTCCGGTCTGTCGGAATAAGTTTATAGAAATAAAAAGGTTCGGTTACATTTGTTCAGCACATAAAACAGTTCCTAAGCGGTTTTTTGTAGACTTATTTTATAAAGGACTAAGAATCAGGGTCTTTTCAGATAAGCAGGGCCAGCCGATTGATACCTACCAGAGAGCTTCCGATTTATTGAATCATATCAACTACGAAATAAAAAACTATTCCTTTGATCCTACGAAATATGTTAAACAGCAGCTTGTAAAGTATTATGTGGCGAATTTACTGGAAAAGTTTTTAGAGTCTAAGATTGAAACCCTTGCTCCAAGTTATAAGAAGGATTATATGCGTTATACAAGAATTGCCCAAAGCTTCTTTGGGGCAATGGATGTGAGAGAACTGAGAAAGCTAGACCTTATAAATTATAAAGAACATTTGGAGAGAGATTTTGAATTTAGTGATAAGACTGTCAAAAACATATTTGATAATTTCAAGACCTTTCTCAGGTATCTCAGGAATGATATTGAGATAGTGGATACAATACCCTCGTTTCCTATTGTGGAGACAACACAGCCGGAAACGCATTGGTTATCGGCAGATGTTCAGCAAAAGGCGATAGAGTGCATACCTGAAGAGGATAAGCCTATAATAGCGTTTCTCATGTTGCATGGTTGCCGGCCTGGGGAAGCCAGGGCGTTGAAATGTAAAGATGTGAGTTTAGACAAGGGAACCATAACTATATCAGCTACATTTTCAAATGAAGTTTATAGAGAAAAGCGGAAAGGTAGAAATGTAAAGGATGTAACGATTCCGATACATTTAGAAATGTTTGAATTTATAAAAGGTCGAGTAGGAAACAACCTTCCGGGTGCTTTTGTGTTTATTAATTCAGTAACTGGTAGAAATTACTCAGAGGGTAAGTTGAGTAAGATATGGGAAAAAGTAAGGGAAGAAATAGGTTTGAGTAAGTCGATCAGGCTTTATGATGCGACAAGGCATAGTGTAGCCTCTCAATTAGTAAACAAGGGGGTCCCGATTCTTAGCGTATCGCGATTGCTTGGTCATAGTAATACAAAGATGACGGAAAGGTATGCTCACGTGGATTTAGAAAAGTTAAAATATGATATGAAAAATTTATCTTTAAAAGGTGAGACCGTCACTAAGCTGTCACCAGAAGCAAAAACTATTTTGTAG